AAGCAGTCAAAGACATGATTATCAGACATGAAGGTAAAGTAAATAAACCGTATAAAGATAGTTTAGGATTATGGACCGTTGGTGTAGGTCACTTAATTGGTGATGGTAAATCATTACCTGACTCTTGGAATAGAGAATTTAGTGATGCAGAAGTTATGAAAATGTTTGATGAAGATTACAATCATCATCGTAAAGCAGCCGAAGGTATACCAGGATTTGATAAATTTAATAGTGCAGGTCAAGGCGCGCTGACTGATTTGACATTCAATATGGGACCTAGTTGGTATAAAAGATTCCCAAATACGGCTAAAAAAATTGAAGCGGGTAATGCTGAAGGCGCAGCCGAAGGATTACGAGATAGTAAATGGTATGGTCAAGTAGGTAAACGTGCCCCAACTATAACTGGATTAATATCACAAGGTGGTTTGCAAGCTAAAGACGGTGGACTAGCAGATGGCCCTATAGAGGGTTACCCGGCAACTCTGCATGGCAATGAAGCTATATTACCATTAAACCCTGACTCTGTTATCACTAAGTTATTAAACACTAGTGAAGCACAATTAAAATCGGAAATGACTAATAACACTACAAATAACACTTCTACTCAGGATGATTCAAATCAAATTATGTCAGATTTATATGCAATGATGGAAGAAAAGTTTGATGCAATGATTGATGCACTTGAAGATGGAAATAGCCAGACTGAAAAGCTAGTCAAGTTTTCTGCTGTATAATTGATTTCATACTAAATAATATATAATATTATGACCTACAAAAAACGTTTCACAAACAAGAGTGGTATATCTAGCCCGATCGGCGGTGGCAATAGCACCGGTTCATGGAACGGTAGCCCAGGACAAAATGGTTCACCTACTGGTGGATGGAATAATTCTGAAATGGGTTATAAAAATTACGGTAGCCGTCTTCCAGAAGTCTATACTGGTCACCCAAATCGTATTGAACGATACAATCAATATGAGATGATGGATGTTGATGCTGAGATTAACGCATGTTTAGATATCTTAGCAGAGTTCAGTACACAGAAAAACGAACATAACGATACACCATTCAATCTTCAATTCACTGAAGATCCTACTCCACATGAAGTAGAATTACTAAAAACTCAATTACAACAATGGTGTAAACTAAACGAATTTGGTACAAGAACTTTCAAAATCTTCCGTAATACTGTAAAGTACGGAGATCAAGTATTTGTGCGTGATCCAGAAACATTTAAATTGTTTTGGATTGACATGACTAAGATTATTAAAGTTATTGTTAACGAAAGCGAAGGTAAGAAGCCTGAGCAATATGTTATCAAAGACATTAATATTAACTTACAAAACTTAACAGTTGCTACTAAAACTAATACAGACTTTGCGGCTAATCCTGCAACAGGTAGTGGTGGTACAGGTGGTGGAGGCGCAGGAGGTGGTTATACTGTTCCAAGTATGCCGTATAATACAACTGGTAGTCGTTTTACATTGGGTCAAGCGGAAAGTGCTATTGATGCCAAACACATTGTTCACTTGAGTTTAACAGAAGGTCTTGATCGTTTTTGGCCTTTTGGTCAATCAATATTAGAGAACATCTTTAAAGTTTATAAGCAAAAAGAATTATTAGAAGACGCTGTTCTAATCTATCGTGTACAACGAGCACCAGAGCGTAGAATGTTTAAGATTGACGTTGGTAATATGCCAAGTCACTTAGCTATGGCTTTTGTTGAGCGTATTAAGAATGAGATTCATCAAAGACGTATTCCAAGTGTACATGGTGGTCAAGCTATTGTAGACGCTACATATAATCCATTATCAATGAACGAAGATTACTTCTTCCCAGTCACTGCTGATGGTCGTGGAAGTAGTGTTGAAGTATTACCCGGTGGACAGAATTTAGGTGAAATTGATGACTTAAAATACTTCAATAACAGATTAGCACGTGGACTACGTGTTCCAAGTAGTTATTTACCAACTGGTCCCGATGACAACACAACACCATTAAGTGATGGTCGTGTTGGAACAGCTATGATTCAAGAGTTCCGTTTCAATCAATATTGCGAACGACTACAAAAGTATTTGAGTAATAAACTAGACGAAGAATTTAAACTATTCTTGCGTTGGAGAGGCTTTAATATTGACTCAGGATTGTTCACACTAGAATTTAATCCTCCACAAAACTTTGCCGCTTATCGTCAAAGTGAATTAGATAATGCACGTGTATCAGTATTTGGTACAATGGAAGCATTCCCTTATATCAGTAAGCGTTTTGCTATGGAACGTTTCTTAGGATTGACTGAAGAAGAAATCACTAAGAATGAAAAAATGTGGCGCGAAGAACATAATAAAGATTCAGATATTGAGCCTACTGGTAGTGACTTACGTAACATTGGCGTATCTGCAGGTGACATTGAGACTGATATGGATACAGCAGATACTATGGAAAATCCTCCAGAAGAGGGTGTTGAAGGTCCTGAAGTTGCAGGCCCTGTAGGTGACGCCGCAACAGGTGGTGTAGCAGGCGGAACCCCAGCTCCTGCAGGCAACGCAATGTAAGATAAATAATAGTATGAAACTATTTGAAATGTATGATGCACCTTTACAGGGTTACCAAGATGTTGAAGCAGACAACAGTAAACCTAAGTGGAAAGAAAGCCGCAAAACTAAACTTACACTAAAACAGATTCGTAAACTTAGAAAAATGATGGATGTTCGTAACTTTGAAAGACAGAAACATTTGAAGAAAGTACATGAACAATATGGTGCAGTACCAGCAGATGGTGCTACTCCAACCGCATAAACTATATATTTTAATCAAAAACGCAAAAAAACAGCACTTATTGTGCTGTTTCCATTGATACCCACTAAATATAATACACAAAGCCATTACTTAGGAGAAACATACAATGGATAACAAAAAATTTGAAACACTTATTGATTTGATTATTAATGAGAACGAAGAACAAGCCCGTGCATTATTTCACGATATCGTAGTTGAGAAAAGCCGCGAAATCTATGAAAACATGATGAACGATGAAATGGATGAACAGATGGGTGGACAAGTAGGCCAGATGATGGACGAAATTTCTGCTGAAGAATCTGGTGTTATTGAAGGTGAAGATGAAGAAGAAATCGACTTTGATGACGAAGGTGATGACGAGATTATCGACATTGAAGGTGGCGATGATGAAGAAGGTGGCGCAGAAGTTGAAGACCGTCTAGTAAGCATTGAAGATAAGTTAGACCAATTGATGGCTGAATTTGAAGATATCATGGCTGACGGTGATGCTGACGAATTTGACGCAGGCGAAGAAGAAATGGACGCAGGCGAAGAAATGGAATTGGGCGCTGACGAAGAAGCCGCAATGATGGAAGCTATCACACTAAAGAAAATTTCTGTTACACACGGTGACAACGGTGTTCAAACAAGAAGCACAAATTTAAATAACAGCGGTCAAGCTGGTATGGATAGTAAGCCAGTTAATTTCTCTGGTGGTACAGAATCTAACCCAACAGGCCCAAAAGGTCCATCTAATGCATATAGCAAAGGTGAGTCAAGTGTAAAAGGTGCAGGATCATTTAAAAATTCTCCAGCACAAAACAACGCAGACTTAGAAAAAGCCCCCGCCCCATCAAAGGGTGATAATGGTGTAAATTCTAAGAGTCCAGTAGCTGAATCACGTACAGCTAAAAGACGCATCTAAAGGAATCTGAGAGAATGGCTTTGTATCTCAAAGAACATCTGACATTCGACCGTGCTAGCATGGTTGTTGAGTCGTCAGGTGAGGGCGCATTGAAGAGCCTTTATATGAAAGGTATCTTCATTCAGGGTGGGGTAAAGAACGCCAATGAGCGTGTTTACCCCGTTTCTGAAATTGAAAGTGCTGTCGATACATTGAATAAACAGATTCAAGAAGGTTATTCAGTTTTAGGTGAAGTAGATCACCCAGATGATTTAAAGATTAATTTAGACCGTGTATCACATATGATTACATCTATGTGGATGGACGGAGCTAATGGCTTCGGCAAATTAAAGATTTTACCAACTCCAATGGGCAAGCTCGTAGAGACTATGCTAGAGAGTGGTGTGAAACTCGGCGTATCTAGTCGTGGTAGCGGAAACGTGAATGACTATGATGGCAAAGTTAGTGACTTTGAAATCGTCACTGTGGATATTGTCGCACAACCTAGCGCACCTAATGCGTATCCTAAAGCAATATATGAAGGCATGATGAATATGAAGCATGGTCATAAATTGTTGGATATTGCAAAAGACGCAAGAGGTGACAAGAAAGTAGAGAAATACTTGAAGGAGGAAGTAATGCGCCTCATCAAGGATCTCAAAATTAACAAAGGGGAATAAGCATGTTTGATGCTATCAAGCCATTACTTGACAGTGGACTTATCAACGAAGACACCGGTGCTCAGTTAAATGAAGCATGGGAAGCTAAGTTAGATGAAGCTCGCCAACAAGTTCGTGCAGAATTACACGAAGAATTCGCACAACGTTATGAACATGACAGAAACGTGATGGTAGAAGCCCTTGATAAAATGGTTACAGAAGGTCTAACAACTGAAATTGAAGAATTTCAGACTGAGAGACAAGCAATGAACGAAGACCGCGTATTGGCTAAACAACAATTACGTGAACACGCAACAAAATTCAATGATTTTATGGTTACTAAACTAGCTGAAGAAATCAAAGAACTACGTAGCGAACGCAAAATACAACTAGAAAATCAGCAAAAGTTAGAACAATTCGTTGTTCATGCACTAGCAAGAGAAATTAAAGAATTCTCACAAGATAAACAAGCAGTTGTAGAAGCGAAGGTTAAGTTAGTTGCTGAAGGACGTTCACAGTTAGAAGCATTGAAGGCACGTTTTGTTGCTGAATCTGCTACTAGAATGAACCAAGTTGTAACCAAACATCTCAAGGGTGAATTAAGCCAGTTGAAAGAAGACATTAAAGTTGCAAAAGAAAACAACTTTGGTCGACGTATCTTTGAAAGCTACGCTAGCGAGTTTTCAGTTACTCATTTAAATGATAAAGCTGAAACACGTAAACTAGTGCAAGCATTAGAAGAAAAGGATCAACAACTAGCTGAATCACGCAAAGTAATCGACAATACTAAGAAATTAGTAGAGTCAAAAGAACGTGAGGTTCGTGTCATTAAAGAGTCTAATCAACGTGAAAAAATGATGAGTGATTTACTTGCTCCATTAAACGATGAGAAGGCCTCAGTAATGAAGAGCCTACTAGAAAGTGTGCAAACACCAAAGTTGCAAAGCACTTTCGATAAGTATCTACCAGCCGTCTTAAACAATGGTGCAGAGAAGAAGTCTACAAAACCTATTCTCCGTGAAAGTGTAAAAGAAGTTACTGGTGATAAATCTGCCAAGCATCAAGAAGTTGATATGGATCAACGTGATAACGTTATCGATATCAAGCGCCTGGCAGGGCTTTAAAAAAAAGACATAATTTAGGAGAATATAAAAATGTCAAAAGTTCTATTAGAAAGCCGTTGGGACGAGACCAAAGAAGCCCTGTTAGAAGGCTTAAAAGGCACTCGCCGCTCAACTATGAGTGTTATTTTAGAAAACACTAAAAAGCAGTTATTGGCTGAATCTTCAGCTGGTACTACAACATCTGGTAACATCGCTACATTAAACCGTGTGATTCTTCCAGTTATCCGTCGTGTCATGCCAACCGTTATCGCTAACGAATTGGTTGGTGTACAACCAATGACAGGACCAGTTGGTCAAATTCATACACTACGTGTACGTTATGCAAACAACTTGACAGACAACAGTGCCGCTCAAACAAGCGTTACTGCCGGTCAAGAAGCATTAAGCCCGTTCTTAATTGCACAAGCATATTCACGCACTCCAAGTGGTACTGATACAACTAGTTACTACACAGGTAACGACACTGCTGCCCTAGAAGGCAACGGTGGTAAGCAAATCAGCGTACAAATCTTGCGTCAAGCTGTTGAAGCTAAATCACGTAAGTTACAAGCACGTTGGACATTCGAAGCTGCCCAAGACGCTCAAAGCCAACATGGCATTGACGTTGAAGCAGAAATCATGGCCGCTCTAGCACAAGAAATTACTGCTGAGATCGACCAAGAGATTCTATTGTCTTTAGCTACTCTAGCTACAACTGAGTACACATTTAACCAAGCTACTGTATCTGGTACAGCTACTTACGTTGGTGACGAACACGCTGCCTTAGCTGTTCTAATCAACCGTGTTGCTAACTTGATCGCACAACGCACTCGTCGTGGTGCTGGTAACTGGGCTGTTGTTTCTCCTGCATCATTGACAGTATTGCAATCTGCAACTACTTCAGCGTTTGCTCGTACAACAGAAGGTACATTCGAAGCTCCTACAAACACTAAGTTTGTTGGTACATTGAACGGTGCTATGCGTGTATTCGTTAACAGTTATGCTCCAGATACACAACCAGTATTGGTTGGTTACAAAGGTTCATCAGAGACAGATGCGGCAGCATTCTATTGCCCGTATATTCCATTGATGAGTTCTGGAGTTGTTCTTGATCCGTCAACATTCGAACCAGTCGTGTCATTTATGACTCGTTATGGTTACATCGAATTGACAAACACTGCATCTAGCTTCGGTAACGCGGCTGATTATGTTGGTGAGATCGCTGTTCAAAACTTGACATTCCAATAAATCGGAATCTTCTGTTCGGGAAACACAGACTACGGTCTGTGTCACAGGAAGGAACAAAAAGCACTCTCGGAGTGCTTTTTTGTTGGCTATAACCTATAGTCAGTATCTACTGTAATATCTAATATAGATTTCTTTTTCTCTTTTAATTTCTTTTGATATAATCTATTGCAGTTTGCACACAGGGTTTTCATGTTTGACTTCTCTTTGTTTTTATTGTTACCATCTTTATAAACAATATCAAGTTGACACTTATCTTCTGAAACAAAGCCACACTTCTCACATTTATTTTTTTTATTCAATAAGAATCCAAACTTATCATCATATGCGGCTTTGGCACATGTTGAACAATACTTGTGCCATTTTTTAAATCCATGTTTACTTGTGCCATTTTGTTTAGCGAGTGATGTTTTACAATGTTCACACAGTGGTCTTGATGGTTGTCTAGTAAGCATATGTGTATTTAGAAAAAAGATACCTGGGTAGATTTTTTTGCACGATTTAATTGACTAAAATAGATAAATATATAATAACAAAAGTTCGGGACAACATATGGCATCAGAATTATTCAATACACTAACTGGATACTCCGTTGGAATTCCGGCCGTAACCGTTATAGACGGCACTGGTAACGTAGTTTCTAATTTTTTAAACTTATCAGGTAATGTAACTGCTAATAAAGTTTACGCAAATAGTTTCTTTTACGCTAATGGTCAACCATTCAACGCTGACGCAGGTGGTAGCAATACACAATTACAATATAATAACAACGGCAATTTAGGTGGTATATCTACTGTAACTTGGAACGGGTCAAACATCAGTTTGGGTGATATCAGTTCAGTTAAGATTGATGGTGGTGTTAATGGATATGTGTTGCAGACAGACGGCTCTGGTAACTTAACATGGACAGCACAAACCGGAAATGGCGGCGGAGGTAATGGTACCCCGGGCGGAGCTAATAGTCAAGTACAATATAATAATGATGGTGACTTTGGCGGTGATGCTGGATTCACTTATAACAACGTAACAAACACATTATATTCAGATAACATTATTGTTGCTGCCAATATATCTATTGGTACTGATATAACTACATCGGGTAATGCTTATTTAGGAAATATCAGTTCAACTGGTTTTGCTAGTATCACT